CTTCGCGTCCACGAAAGGGAGCGAGCATGACCTACATCACCGCACGTTTCGGCGTTCCCGTCGCAAAGCCAAAGCCTCCGGCCCAAAAGCGCCAGCCGCTCACCGAGGCCGAACTTGCCGACAGGTGGATGGAACTCGCCATCAAGGAAGGCCGCGTAAAGCCGCCGAAAGTGGAGTCTGATCCGAAAGCATTGAGCGGGCAGCTTGTGGCGCGAATATTTGACGTGGTGTCGGACGTGCCGAAAAGCGCCAACGAAATCGCGGAGGTCGCGGGCGTTTCCACCTCATCGACATGGGGCGCTCTCAGGATACTGCGCCTGGAAGGCAAGGCGACATACAGCCGCAAGCTGGTGGGCCGCGCCCGCGTAAGAATGTGGGTGCGTACATGACCCACCATTTTGTCCAGCGTTGCCGAGAGAGAGGCATAGCATCAATCGACGGCATGGCACTGCGCCGCAACATAGAGCGCGCCATAGCAGAACACAGCAACGATCTGGTGGAATTCGTCTTCCACATAGACGCCGTGTCGTCTGTCTGGCGCTTCCGCGTCAAGGAAGGCGTTTTCTACGCCGTCTGCGGCAGACACTCTCAGCGCTGTATCACCCTCTATGATCGGTCAATCCTGCGCGAAGTCAGGCAAAGCCGCCGCTTTCGCATGCGCGTTTCAGGCAAGCGCGAAAGGGAAATCGCGAAATGACTATTACATCACTGGGAATTATGGGGTATAATAATACCGCTCAGTCACAACCAACCCAAACGCGGAGGGCGACATGAAAAAGACGAAGGGCAAAGGCGACAAGAAGTGCTGATCTGACGATGCAGCATCGAGACAAGGCAGGGAAATTCACGCAAGGGAATAGGTTCTGGCAGGCAAGGTCGTCTGCTGGACCTAAACCCATTTTTGCGGACCCCGAGCCGCTATGGGCTGCATGTTGCGAATACTTCGAATGGGTAGAGACGCACCCGCTTCAAGAAGCCAAGGCGTTCTCATACGAGGGACAGATAACAGTCGCCAGCCTGCCAAAGATGCGCGCCATGACCATCGGCGGGCTGTGTGTGTTCCTCGATATCAACCGCGCGACGTGGAATGTTTGGCGGGAAAAGCGTCCCGATTTGTACGAAGTCATTACGCGGGCTGAGGAAATTATCTACCAGCAGAAGTTCGAAGGCGCATCTGCTGACCTACTGAATTCCAACATTATTGCCCGTGATCTTGGCCTGACAGACAAGAAAGACCTCAGCGGCGCGCTCTCAGTCACCATAGCGGCGACAGATGCCGACCTATAGCCTCACCCCAAAGCAGCAGGAATTGCGCAGTCTGGCTTCGTCAGGCAAAACGCATGTCCTTTGCTATGGTGGATCGCGCTCCGGCAAGACATTTGCGTTCTGCGACTTCATCGGCACACGCGCCATGAAAGCGCCAGGATCACGGCATGCAATATTCCGCCGTCATGGTGTCGCGGTAAAGCAGTCCATCGGCAAGGACACATTCCCCAAAGCGTTCTCGCTCAAGTTTCCCGGAATTCCTCTGACATGGCATGAGCAGGACGGTTATTTCAGCCTGCCGAACGGATCTGAAATTTGGCTTGCTGGTCTGGACGACAAAGAGCGCGTTGACAAGATCCTAGGGCGTGAATTCGTGACACTCTATTTCAACGAAGCGTCCGAGATTCCGCTGTCGTCCTATCTCGTCGCGCAAACACGCCTTGCTCAGAGCGTATCGCAGGTCGATGGCAGGCCGCTCAGCTTGAAAAGCTACGTTGACCTCAACCCAACGACCTCGGCGCACTGGACCTATCGCATGTGGATCGACGGGGTGAATCCAGACGGCGAAACCAAGGTCGATCTGTCCAAGTATTGCCACATGGTTATAAACCCGCTGGATAACGCGGAAAACCTGCCGGCGGAATACATCAGCAACCTACAGGCATTGCCAGAGCGCCAGCGCAAGCGGTTCTTCGACGGCCTCTATATGGCTGATGTTGAGAACGCACTTTGGCGGCGTGGCTTCATCAAGCGCACTCAGAACCTGCCAGACTTCGATCGCATTGTTGTGGCCGTTGATCCAGCTGTCTCAAGCGATGTTGGCTCCGATGAAACTGGCATCATGGTGGTTGCGCTAGGCACTGACGGTTACGGGTACGTTCTTGAGGATGGCAGCGACCGCATGCGTCCCGAGGAATGGGCGCGCAAAGCCATTGCTCTTTATGACAAGTACGACGCTGACCGGATTGTGGCCGAGGTCAACCAAGGCGGTGAAATGGTTGAGGCCACCATTCGCGCCCAAGCGCCGGGCCGCACCATTCCATATCGCGCTGTACACGCAACGCGGGGCAAGGTCGTTCGCGCCGAACCCATCGCCTCGCTCTATGAGTTGGGCAAAGTCTATCACGCTGACGAGTTCGGAAACCTCGAAGATCAGATGTGCGTCTTTACCACAGGCTTTGACCGCAAGGCGCAAGGGTGGTCACCTGACCGCGTTGACGCTCTGGTTTGGGGCCTGACCGACCTGTTCCCGCAGATGGTCAAGAAGAAAACGCCGGAAACCCCCATCCACATCCCGCCACGGCAAAGCCTCGGCGCATCGAGAAGGTTCTGACATGGCACGTAAGAGCAAAGAGGAGCGGCACTCCGAAATCCATGCCGAGGCGCTGCGGCAGTTCGAGGACAGCTATAACGCGACAGCGGAGGACCGTGTAAAGGCGCTGGCCTGCCGTCGGTTTGTCAATGTCCCAGGCGCCCAGTGGGATTGGGATGAGAACGACGACTTCAAGAACAAGATCAAGTTCGAGATCGACCATGTGTCCGGTGCCGTTCAGCGCATCAAGAACGAGTATCGCAAGAACCGCATCGCCGCGAAGTTCCTGCCAAAGGATGGTACGGAATCTGACGCTTTGGCGGATGCCTGCGCCGCTCGCTTCCGCGCCGACACGCAAGACGCATCTGGACGGGACGCCCGCGACAATGCCTTTGACTGCGCCGTTGAAGGTGGATTCGGTGGCGTCAGGTTGCGGGCAGAGGTCGAGAAGGGCGAACAGCAGCGCATTTGCCTTGAGCCGGTCTATGACCCGGAAATCAGCCTGTTCTTTGATGTGAACGCCAAGAAGAAAGACAAGTCGGACGCCTATCATGCGTTCTACGTCGAGCCATGGGCGCGTGCTGCTTTCATCAAGGAGTTTGGCAAGGAATGCGCTAACTGGCCGGAAGTCTACAAGGGCCAGTTCAAGTTCCCATGGTTCGGCAATGGGGCCGATCTGGTCTTTGTCGCTGAGTATTTTCTCAAGGAAGACACGACGGAAACCTATCGCGTCTTTGAGGGCTTCGGCGGTGATGTGCAGGAGTTCCTTGAGGACGAACTTGATGACGCCACGATTGAGGAACTGAAAGCAACCGGCTACGTGGAGACTGATCCGCGTGAGCAGGAAGTGCATCGCGTCTCAAAGTACGTGATGAACGGCGCCAAGGTTCTCAAAGGCCCGGAAATCATCCCAGGCCATGAAATCCCGCTCATCCCGCAGTATGGACACCGGACGGTTATCAACCGCGTTGAGCGCTTCAAGGGCCACGTTGCCAAGGCGATTGATGGGCAGATCGTCTATAACCTGCAAGTGTCAAAGGTTGCCGAGACTGCGGCATCGTCTGGCATCGAGAAGCCGGTATTCCTCGCCGAACAGATCGGACGACATGCCGACATGTGGCAGAACGACCACAAAGACAACAACGCATTCCTTGTGATTGATCCGGTTTATGATCAAGAAGGGAAGATGCTTCCTGCCGGCCCGGTGACCTTCACCAAGTCGCCAGAGGTGGCGCCAGCCGTCGCCGCGCTTGTCCAGATCATGAAGCAAGACATCAGCGACATGATGGGCAACCCTGAGAACACTGAGCAGGTGCAGCCGGACCTCAGCGGTGTCGCGATGGAACTGGCTCAGGGCCGCATGGACATGCAGTCCTATGGCTACATGGACAACGCTGCCGATACCGAGCGCCGCATTGCCGAGGTTTGGCAATCCATGGCGGCGGTTGTCTATTCCGCTGAGGTTGACACGAACAAGGGTCGCAAACTCAAGACGCTATCTGAGGACGGGAAGCGCGGCACTGTCGAGATTGGCAAGAAGATACTGGACCCCAAAACCGGCAAGGTCGCGGCGGAAATCGACTTCGGCCGCGCGGAATTCGATGTTGAAGCTGATGTGGGTCCGACATCTGCGTCCCGCCGTAGCGCCATCGTCCGCACGGTGACTGGCATCATGGGGCAAACGACCGATCCGGAAACGGTAACCATCCTGACGCACGTCGCCATGATGAACCTTGAGGCAGAGGGCATGCAGGACGTGCGTGACTACTCTCGCAAGCGGCTGCTCAAGATGGGCGTGGTCAAGCCGACGAAGGAAGAACAGGCCGAAATGGAGCAGGCAGCGCAGGCCGCACAAGGTCAGCAGCAGCCCGACCCGAACCTGATCCTTGCCGAGGCTATGGCCGGTGAATCCCAGGCCAAGGCACAGAAGGCTCAGGCGGACACCGTGAAGGCGTTGGCGCAAACGGAACTGACGAAGGCGCAGACCGCCGAAACTCTGGCGGGGATACCCATCGCGCAACAGGACGCGGCGGTAAGGACGGCAGAAAAAATAATGGCAGCAGAAGGACAGGCAGTAAATGCTGGACCAGCAACAGGACAGTGACACCACGTCCGAAGACGATACCGAACTCGACACGCAAGATACTCCAGAGGGCGAGGATACGCTTGAGGCAGACACTGCGGCTGAGGAAGCCGAACCGGAGCTATCCATTGTCATCGAAGGCGAGGCGGCCGACGAAGATGAAGACGTTCCCGATGAGGAACTGGGCGACAAGGGCAAGCGCGCTGTTCAGCGCCTTCGCGAGACACTCAAGGAAACCGCTCGCAAGGAGCGAGAAGCCAAGGCCAGAGTTGCCGAACTAGAGGCGGAAAAGCATGCCAAGGTCGAGCCAATGGCAAAGCCCACGCTTGAGGGCTGTGGCTTTGACGAAGCCGCCTATGAACAGCAGATGCGTGAGTATGTGAAGGCCGAGGAAGCCGAGACGCAGAAGCGCGATGCTGCCAAGAAGGCCGAGGACGCCGCTCAGGATGACTACCGAAAGCGGTTCGAGAAATACAACACCACCAAGGCCGCGCTGCGGGTGCAGGATTATGACAGCGCCGAGGACAAGGTGCGCGAGACACTCACCAAGGAACAACAGGCCATGCTGATCCGCAACCTCGATGACCCGGCAAAGGTCATCTATGCGCTTGGCAGGTCACCGAAGGCTCTGTCTGAACTCTCGGCCATCAAGGACCATGACCGGTTTGCATTCCGGCTGGCAAAACTCGAAGGGGAAGTCAAAGTGACCACAAAGACGCCGCCGACACCGGAAACCAAGCTGCGCGGCGGGGCAGGGGGCGTCCCGGTCGGCAACCTCAATCAGCAGCTTTCCAAGGCCCAGAAGGCGGCTGAGGAGACTGGAGATTATACGCAAGTGCTGGCTCTCAAGCGCCAAATTCGGGAAGCTGGCACTAAGGCTTGATATTTCTGCCTGTGGTGGTACTATGATACCGCCACAGGTCTCCGCAGCCTTCAATTGCGCGTATCGGCACAGCCCAAGCCCTGGTCATGGCTTGCGTACCCCCGATCAACGCAATCCTTGAAGGCTCATCATGGCAAACTCGCTGACAAAAGACCTCGAAATCATGTTCGAGAACCTCATTGAGGGTTTCGACGCTGCCTGCGTAATGTCGCGCGCCGTCGAAACGTCCTACCCGGACTCCACCTCCATGCAGCGCTCGAACGATGTGTTCTATCGCCCGCAGAACTACCGCACGTCCATCGTGACCGGTGTTGATATTTCCGGCCAGTCGGACACCGACATCATCCAGCGCCAAGTGCCGACCGTATTCCGCACCCCGGACAACGTTCGTTATTCGCTGAACTTCCTCGAGAACCGCGACCCCATCCATCTTGAACGCATGGGCAAGTCGGCCGCCATCGACCTCGCAGCCAACATCGAGGCCAACCTGCTTTCGACAGTCGCGTTGCAAGGCGCTATCGTCGTCAAGAAGGTCGGCGCGCTGACCTGGGATGACGGCGCTACCGCCGAAGCCCTGATGCTCTCGCGTGGTGTTCCGGCTGGCCGGGCGCGCAAGATGTTCCTGAACCCGTTCGACTTCAAGGACGTGGCGAAGGATCTGGGCAACCGGGCCTATATCGGTGACCTGGCGAAGGACGCCTACATTCGTTCGCAGGTTCCGAACATCGCGACGTTCGAGACGTTCCGCACGGATTCGCTCTACAACCTCGCGGCTGTCGGCACTGTGACCTCGACCGTTGTTTCGGGTAACCAGTCGTTCACACCCACCGCGATGACCGGCGACCTGCCGACCGACAACCGCCGCATGACGTTGACGGTTTCGGGTGCCAACATCGCCAACACCAAGAACGGTGACAGCTTCACCATCGCCAACGTGAACGCGGTCCATAACATCGACAAGACCGACACCGGTCAGTTGATGACCTTCCGCATCGTCTCTGGTGGCGGCACGGCAAACCTCGTCATCACCCCGGCGATCATCATCACCGGTCCTTACAAGAACTGCTCGGCACAAGCGGCAAACACCGCCGCGCTGACGTTCCTGAACACGGTGACGAAGCCCGTGAACGCCTTCTTTGCAGATGGCGCTGTGACGCTCGATTTCGGTGACATCTCGGTGTTCAACGACAAGGGCGGCGTGACCTGGATGAAGGCCCGTACCAAGCAGGGTGTTCCGATTGCCATGGGTTACGAGCAGAACATGATGAAGGGCACCGTTTCGATCCGCTGTGTGACGCGCTACGCAACCACAGTGCTCGACCCGGAGATGACCGGCGTCATCATCGCCAACCAGACCTAAGTCTGGCGGAAAAGATGGGGCGGCTTCGGTCGCCCCTACTACCTTTCAGGGCGGTGTGGCATGGCTTGGACAAAACGCGACGTGATAAAGAAAGCCTATGCCGAGATTGGCAAGGCCAGTTATGACTTTGACCTGCAACCCGAAGAAATGCAGGATGCCCTTCAAAGCCTCGATGCAATGGTATCGGCTTGGGGCTTGAACTTCGGATATTCCGGGGGTGATGGTAAGGGCGATATTGATGCGGATACTGAGGTTCCGCAGTTCGCCTATGAGGCGCTTTACACCAACCTTGCGCTTCGCCTAGCGCCGGGGATGGGCAAGACGGTTTCCCCCGAGACCAAGACATTCGCCCGCCAAGGGCTGAACACCTTGCAGACCAATTCGCTGGCCGTTCGGCCGCGCAAGATCGGTGGTTATGCCGGAAGCGGATCGCGCTACCACAACCTGCCGGAAACCATTGACCCTCTGGCGTTTGGCCGGGATGGCAACCTTCAACTTGGTGATAGCTGATGATCAACGCATTGACCGCCGCAACCGCACTGCAAACTGACGATCAGCTTGCGCTTTATTCTCAGCAAATGGGGCAGGACAGCCGCGCGCCGCTCTCGACGCTTCTCGCATGGCTGCAAGCGAACCTGACATTCTCCGGGACGAACATGGCGCAGCAGTACGCGGCCCCGTCCGCCACTGGCTTCAGCGTCACCATCACCGTTCCGAATACATGGCTGATCCTGACGCCCGTTGCGGGTTATGCCGCAGGGACGATTGTTCTGCCGCTCAACCCGGCCAATGAACAGGACGTGATCGTAAACTGCACTCAGTCGGTGACCACCTTGACGGTGAGCGGCAACGGCAAGACCGTGACTGGCGCCCCAACAACTCTTGCGGCGAATGCGTTCTTCCATCTGCGTTTCGACGCAACTCTGAACGCCTGGTTCCGGATCGGGTAAATGGCAACGATACCGATCCTTTCCGGTATCTCGGCATCCGGGGCGGACTTCCGCAGCGCATATCCGGTCAATCTTGTCCCGGTTCCGAAGGTGCAGGGCATCTCGCAGGGCTATCTGAGGCCCGCCGAGGGCATTGTGGCTGTTGCCGATGGTGGCGGGGCGAACCGTGGCGGAACGCGCTGGCGCGACAAGCAATACCGCGTCATGGGCAACCGCTTCATCAGGGTCGATCAGGATGGGATGATCACTTTCATCGGTAACATCGCCGGAACGAACTGGGTCAGCTTCACGGAATCGTTCGACTATCTGGCGATTAACGGCGGCGGGAATATCTACCTGTACGACGGCGCTGTGCTTGCCCAAATCACAGATGTGGATCTGGGAACCTCCCTTGATGTCGAATGGATCAGCGGGTATTTTCTATCGACTGACGGAAGCTCGATTGTATCAACCGACATTGGAAACCCGTTTTCAGTGAACCCGCTGCGGTATGGATCTTCGGAAATCAGCCCCGACCCCATCGTGTCGCTCATCAAGTTGCGGAACGAGGCTTATGCGCTGAACCGCTACACCATCGAGGTGTTTGCGCTGAAAACCAATCCCGGCTTGGAATTCCCATTTGCGCGCATCGACGGGGCGCAGATCATGAAGGGTGTCATTGGATCGCGGGCATGCTGCGAATTCATGCAGGCGCTGGCGTTCCTTGGCGGTGGGGATAATGAGCCGCCCTCCGTCTGGCTTGGCGGTGGCGGGGATGCGACGAAGGTTTCCACGCGCGAGATTGACGATATTCTCAGGGCTTACCCAGACACGGTTCTGGAAACTGCCGTTCTTGAGGCGCGGTCAGATCGAAGCCACCAGTTCCTCTACATTCACTTGCCGGACAAGGCTTTAGTCTATGACGGGGCTGCGAGCGCAAGCATGGAACAGCCGGTCTGGTTCGTCTTGCAGAGCGGATCAACTCCAGCGGGCTACCGGGCTAGGGGGATGGTCTGGTGTTATAATCGCTGGAATGTTGCAGATCCTTTTGGGACGAAAATTGGCTATCTGACCGATGCTGTCGGATCGCATTATGGTGACGACACGCTTTGGGAGTTTACGACGCCAATCATCTACAACGGTGGGAAAGGCGTTCAGGTTCACGAGTTGGAACTTGTCGCCCTGACTGGCGACGTGGCTCTTGGCGACGACCCTACGATTGCCACGCAATACAGCGGGGATGGGGTCAGGTGGTCGCAGCCTCGGTATATCAGGGCGGGCCGCAAGGGTGAGTTGTCGAAGCGGTTGGTTTGGGACCGGCAAGGGACATTCACCAACTGGCGCATTCAGAGGTTCAGCGGGGATAGCCGCGCGCATATTTCATTCGCCCGTCTTGAGGCGGATATGGAGATGCTGGCGCGATGACGCTCGAAAGCCTGAACCGCGATGCCTTGACGCGCATTTGTGACGGCGATCAACGCGCCATTCGGTTCTTTGAAACCCTCACCGATCTAGTGTCGCAAATGTCAGGCGGGCAGCAGCTTGTTCCTACCCCATCGGGAAGCACGGTTTCTCTGACCGGCATTCCATCATGGGTCAGCGAAATTGCTATCCTTTTCGATGGCGTCACGCTTTCAGGTACTGCGAACCTTCTGGTGCAGCTTGGTACAGACGCGGGTGTTGAAGTAACAGGATACAACTCGACTTCGGCGTTCATCGACGGGGCAGGGGTTGGCGCGGCCGATAGTGATGCCGGATTTGTTGTTTGGGTAGGGGCTGGATCGCTTCCCGTCCGGGGGGCAATGGTTCTGCGGCGATATTCCCCCGATGAAGATGCATGGATTGCCACTCATTCCGTGCGCAAAAGCACGACGCAGGCAGCGAATGGCGCTGGTGGTGCGAAAGTCCTGTCTGGCTCGCTGTCCAGCATAACCATTGGGCAGACCGGAGCGGCCACCTTCACTGGTGGTCGGGTTTCCGTTTCCTACCGCAGATAAATATCTTCACAAGCCGTTGTTGGGGTAGTATGATACCTCTGCTGCGTATAGCCACCAGCAGGCATCCCGAACCAATGCGGATGACATGCGCTATACCGGAACGATCCAAGCAACCCTGAACCTGATCGCCCTTCCGGCTGAGGCTGTTGATTGGCTCATTGATGTTTGGGACGTTTGCCAGCTTCTCGATGACGCCTGCGACGGCGATGAAATAGGCCGGGAGCGCGCAGAGAATGCGGCTTGGGCGCTCTTCGTCAGGATGCCAGCGAATGCCTTCTGGCGCGCAAATATGGCAAATCTGATGCCCGTTCTGGCGGTGCAGGTTTTGAAATGGCAGGCGGCAAACTCTGCGGAAGATGAGGGCGAAGCGGACGCGCGGTCCTACATGTGGCGCGCGGGCTATTACGACCTCGTTCTGCTCGTCTGCCAGCTTTGCGGTCTGGCCCAAGACCCGAAATTCATCCTCAGCCACTATGGTGAGACGTACTTCTCCTATGCCGACGAAATGCGCGCCCCCAACACCGTCATTGAGGGGGCTTCGTAATGCCAAATCCGGCAATCGTTGGCATCGGCGGATCTCTCATAAGCGGCATGTCGCAATCCAGCGCTGCGAACAAGGCGTCTAAAGCACAGCAGCAGGCGGCGGATGCCCAAATTGCGGAATCCCGGCGTCAGTTTGACCTCGTGCAGG